GAACGTTATTCGCTCCGAGGATGTTCTGAAGGATCACCTCGTTCCGGCTCTGCGGAGCGTCGAAGCTGACAGATCTGACGGCGGTCTTCTTCGCTGCCGTTTTCTTTTTCCTCGCCATCTCAGACACCCTCCTCTTCCTTGTTCTCGTCGATCACGTCCATCTTGACGTTCCCGATCTTACCCATCTGGTAATCTTTTGCGATGTCCGTATCGATCCAGTTGAGGCTCATGTATCGCTTTCCCTCCAGCTCCGGCAGCGGTGTCAGGCCGAAGATCACGCGCTTCTCGTTCTCGAAGATCGCGCCTGTCGGTGCTAAAATGCTGTTGACCAGCTCCAGCTTCTGACCCATCGTCATGAAGATCAGGTCTTTTGTAAAAAACTGGATTTTGTTCCCGAAGCTCTGCTCGCGGCTCGTGAAGACTTTCTTCGTGAAGGCCTGCCCGTATGAAATGATCAGCGGTTCCAGCGCCTTCTGATAAAATGCTTCGTACTGTTCTTTTGTGAAGTCTCCCGTCAGAATGCTGAGCGGGATCCCCCAGTTGCGGAGGATCTTCTCGTCGATGAATTTCAGTGTCGCCTCGTCGACGAGCTGCGTCTGTCTCGGGAACGGAACGAACTCCGCCTTCAGGTCGATCGGTAAAAAGCCGCTCTGGCTGTTCTGGAGCTTCTGTTCCAGCGCTTTGATGTTCTGCTCCATCTTCCCATCGTCGAGCATCGTGTTGTACTTCACGATGCCGTTTACGGCGTAGCTCGAGTTCATCGCCTTCGCGATCCCGTTCAGGAGGGTCCCGTTGAGCTCCAGCGTCTTCAGGATCGCCGCGTTGTCCGGTCTGCCGAACTGGTCGCCGCCCATGTATTCGTTGACTGAATAGTTGTATTTCAGGTGTATGACGTCGTCATACGGAACCGTCGTGTCCCATCCGGTCGCGAAGTAGAACTTTACGAAAAGCCTCCCGCCGGCATCCTCGATGAAGTCGACCTGTGTCGGCTTGATCGGCCACAGGGCCTCGTAGGAGCGCTTCTCCTCCCCTGTGGTCCTGTCTGTCCATCTCCTGTATGTCGGGATGATAAATGCGTTGTAGTTCATCAGGAGGAGCCAGGTCGTCTTCTCGACGAACTCCGCGGTCGTCATCAGCGGGTTCGGGTTCTGAAGGACCCGCGCGATACTGCTGTCGGTCACCGGGACCGGGTCGTTGCCGTTCATCCGGATGTGTACCGGGCGCAGTTTCGTCATCTCGTCGACGATGCACTTCAGCGCCTGGACAACGACGTCCGATGCGTATATGTTGTCCCCGTAGTACGTGAAGAGCGGCGCGAAGCCGTTCATCGTCATCGCCCACTTTGTATCCTTTGGCCCTCTTCTAAAGAGTTTGTCAAATATTCCCATTCGCTTTTATCCTATCGCGTTTAAAATTTCGGTTTTGTGGCGTCGGAGCATCTCCTCGACCATGATCATCGTGACCGCTCCGTCGATCCTTCGCGCCGCCTGATTCTTTATCTTCACCGGCATGATGTGGCCGGTGTTGAACATCTGGATCGATGTATTCAACAGGCACCACTGGTCGATCGGGTTATTGTTATAAATGATCTTCTGGTCCTTGAGATCTGCCTCCACGAGCCGCATCGGCGTACTCAGCACGTACCGGCTCTGATAGATCATCTCGGTCTCAAACCCGTATTCGTCCATCCTGCGGAGGAATTCCTTCGCAAAGCGCTGGTCGTATCCGGTGATGTAGGTCCGGATTCCTGCGTCGCGGTAAAGCTCATAAAACCAGTCCGCGACGACGGCCACGTCGACTTCGTTCCCTTCGACGATACGGAGATATCCCTGCTGGGCCCATTCCTGATATCGTGCGCCGGCCTCCCGGTCGTCTGCCTTTTCGAGCTTGCTCTCCGGGATCCAGTACATGCTGTTAATATATTTGACGGTTGGATCCGTGGGCCTCAGCATCAGTATTTTCGCGGAGCACATGTCCGTGGTCTCCGCGAGATCAACTGCTCCCAGTGCAATCGTACCGCGGAAACTGTCAAGGTTATAGTCCCCTTTATATTCCACATTTTCTCTCAGGAGCCACGCCTGGCTGTCCGTGACCTTCATGTTGAAATCCTTCGACAAGACGAACATCCGGTCCGCCTTGGACTTCCTCGCTGCGTCGACCTGCTCCCGCATGTAGTCCCAGCGCTTGACGGTGCCGAGGCTCGGGTTGGACTTGACCCAGGTCTCCTCGTCCTGCCAGATCTCCTGCTCGCTGTCCTGCGTATAAAGCCACGGGAGATATCTTTCCGCGCTGATGCTGTCGTCCTCACCGTTCAAAACCGCACGGGCCCGTTTCAGCTCCTCGTCCAGGAAACCTCCGTTGACGAAGCCCTCGGTGGTGATCAGGATCAGCTTCGGGTTCGGTTTCAGTGACTGGGACTGCTCGATCGCCTTGACGATCGTGTTGTCCTTCATCTCGTGGACCTCGTCCACGATGGCCTGATTTATATTTCTCCCTTCTTTGTTCCTTGTCCTGCTCGACAGCTTGAAGATCTTTGAATCGGTTATGAAGCACTTGATACCCTTCTGATTGCGCCAGGTATCCTTCTGTTCAGGATCTATCATCAGCCTCATGGTATCCGTCGCCTGGAAGAGGATGTCAGCTTGCGTATCATCGTTTGAGCTGAGGACGATGTCAGAGCCTTCGTCTCCCAGGATCATCTCGCACAGGGCAAGTGCCGAGCAGAGCTCCGATTTACCATTTTTTCTCGAGATCAGAAACATGACCCTGCGGAACCGTTCGCTGCCGTCCTTCATTTTGAATCCGTACACAGCAGATAGAAAAGCCTTCTGGAAAAGCATCAATTTCATGGGCTTTCCATAAAACGGCGATTTTGTGAGCCTGATACAATTTTCCAGGAAGTCGATCCGCAGATCCGCGGCCCTGCAGTCATAAATGTACCGATCATCATCCAGATCTTCTATGAGCCGCTCCAATTCTGCTTTCAGTTCCCTGCCTGCTAATATCTCCCCGGAGGAGATCTTGGCAAAGTATTCCTCCAGGTACCCGTTCGTACACCTGATCATGGCTGCTCTGTTCTGCTCAGGAGCTTCCAGTGGTATCCTCCTGCGGTCTTCCGGGACCCGTGTATAACCTGACTGATGCTCGATATACCTGCTCCTGTCGCGGCGCTTGCGTCCTTTATGCACTCAAAGACCTGATCGGTCTCTACGCATAGCACCCGCCTGGCCTTCGGATTGGCGGCTCCTGTGTGTTTTCCTCTTTTTGCCGCTCGCATCTTCTCAAGAGCTTCTTCCGTGTGCTTCATGCCATAGTTGTGGTGCTTTTCTCCTTTCAATCCGTACATCGGATTGTTTTCACCGCATAAATGCGTTTTGATCCACTCAGGCGGATGGTGTTTCCCGTAGAACGGATTATCTTTACCTACGCATTTTCCTTTCCGGTTCTCGCTCATTTTCCTTAGCGTCTCCTCGGAATGTTTTCCTATTCCGTAGCCTCCGTTCTCGATGTTGTAGCCATGCTCAGGGTCTCTGCTGCGGTATTTCTCGATCATTTCGATCTCTTTAGCTTCGGCTTCTTCTCTCGTAAGCCCTTCAAACAGGATCTCGTGCTGAATGTTCTCCCAGCCGTATTTCTCAATGGCACGGTTAAAAAGTCGACAGGTTGCGTACCCGTTCCCATTCTTCCATCTGGCGTTCAGATTCTTGCATTTAGTCATTCCGATGTACACCTTGTTGGAAGGCGTTCGGTGTAAATAAATCGTGTAACTCAAAGCGCATCCTCCTGTGCCCTCTCTCTTAAAAACGCGCGCAGCGGGCTCTCCTCCTCCTGTCCGTCTTTTCTGACGATCCCCGTTAAAATCTTGATACACTGCGTGTACTGCTGCATCAGCTCGCGATACTGGCGGGACGCTGCCGTCGGTTTCTGTTCTGCCGGGTTCTTTGGGTTGATCCTCAGGAACGGAAGGGCCCGAAGCTCCGAAAGACGGCCCTCCAGGAAGACGACGTCGTCGATCAGCGGGATAATGATCCCTTTTGTGTCCTGGATCCCTTCAACGAGGGTCAGAAGCTCCTGTTTTCGGGCTTGTGGACCAGAAAGTGTCTGTTTTTGCTCATTTGGATCAAAAAATGCCCGTTTTTCGTTCATTTTTGCCTCCTTGATACGGAAAAAGAGCAAAATATGCACTAAATGCGCTATTTGCTCGAATCTTTCCGGATTTGGTTCAATGAAATTTCAAAAAATTCGATTCTGCGAGAAAGAGG